TAGTACAGAACCTGGCCGCCTGCCAAGGTCCCTCCGCTGTTACTCACTTGAGCATTCAGTCCCATCAACGGCACGCCGGCTGCGCCTGCCGATGGCTTCGCCGCAGCTGTAAAGGAGACCGACAAACTCTCGGTAACGCTGCCATCCGTGCTCGCAATTGAGGATTCCGAAATTCCAAACTGTTCCACTCCGTTGCTATCAAGAACAGTTCCGACCAGTGGCCGCGGCAGTCCTACCGCTGAGGGATTCTGGAATCCCGAGCCGCCCGCAGCCGAATTAACCAGCGTGTACCAAGCATCGTCATGAATCTGGGCTGTAATGACAGCCGTAATGTAGTTAAGTCCTGGAGACAACTTAGTGATTCGGAATGGTTGCCGGGTGAAACCCTCCCTAGCGTAAGTCAACGTGATGATGTCGCCGGGCCTTAACCCCACTCCTTTTACGCTGGTTTCAAACTGAACATAGGTATTGCCGTCGACCGATTTATATAGCTGGAGTGCCGCCGCCCGGTTCGCCTGGTCGAAATTTGGAAGGCCGAGCGCCGTTAGAGCAGTAGTAACATTCTGTCCAGTTAGCACGGCATCATCGATATCCACTAAAGACAGGCTATCCTGTTGGTAATCGTTAAATTGATCTTGGAATTCAACCGTATACTGGTTCGGAGTATTTGCTATGCTCTGCGACGTTACGGTAAGGCTGGGCGCGCCGTTAGCGTTGCGCACGATGCCTGAAAATGCATCATCGCCGAATTCGTAGGCCGGCCATCCGCCATTCAGCTCCTCGGCGCTATTGCTGCTCGCCGACTGCGTCGGCTGCTGGTTCGCAAGCGTGTCCTCCGCGTTCAACTGAATCAGCCCATTGGAATCAAAACTAAGATACATCGCCGAGGCGGTACGAATTCCCCGCACGATATCCCCGGCGCTCCGGCTCGCCGTCAGCAGAAGGTTACATTGATAGCGAGGGATCGTGGTGCTATTCCCGTTCACATCCACAGTCGGGATTAATGCGTTGCATCGTAGCGCGACCGCCGAGAACGTTGGCAGATCCAGTTGCGACAGGGTCCAGCCGCTGCGGAGCATGGCATCTAGGATTACCCAAGCTGGATTGTTCGTGAAGACATTGCTTATATAGTTACCGCTGGAATCGAATTGTGCGAGTTGGAGGCCTTGAACCAGGACCTCGACGTCGGGCAGCGATGTGCCATTGGAAATGGAATTAGGCACAACCAGCGACATAAACGCCATGCTGCCGTAGGGATCGCCCAATGGCTGTCCTAAAGAGTTACTGAAGTCGGGATTAAAGCTGCCATTCCTGCTTCCATAGCTAACGACGTTGTACCACCCTGTCGCCGTCATATTCGTGCCGCTAACGCCTACAGGAATCTGCGTATTATTCACAATTACCGTTACAACGCTAGAGATCTGTCCACTTCCGAGTAGCACTTCGAAGTGCGTTAGATTTCCGTCGTTGAGTGCGAACACGATCGGCGGCTGAAGCCACCCGGTCCCGTAAATCAGCGGAACAAAGTCGTTATATAGCGCCTGGTTTGGCAGGGGAACTGATATTTGCGATGTTTTCGATCCATAGGTGCGCACAACGATCGAAGCAGGTACGAACTCGATGCCGCCGAACCTACGGGTCACATTACTGTCATTATCGGTGTCGAACATTCCGCGCTGTTGGCATTGCGCGCGCGAATAATCGCAAGTAGTGTAAGGGGCTCCCGCATTCATGTTCCCAACACCATCCGTCTGATCCGGCGAGTAGCCGCATTGGTAGAACGGCGAGAATACTCCTTGCGTTCCACCGTTGACGGCCTGCTGCCTTTGTGCCGCAGTGCTTGGAAAGTTCCACGGGCAGGTTTTTTGAATGCGGACCGCGGGTAAGAACACCCGCTGTAAGTTCAACGTGTTGGTGAAACTGAGGCGCAAGGTCGATTCGGTGGATTGATCCGGCGGGTTCGCGATTCCCCGGAAGACCACCTGGCTGTTCGATACCACCGCTTGGCTCGTCAAGTTGAAGAACAAGAAGGTTACTACCAGGTCGGATCCCTTCCATCCGACGTTGCGTTCAATCGAAGACAGAAAGGCATCTGCATTGGCCAGGGTGATGGAGACTGTCGAAACGCCGTCGGTCGCTGCTTCCGGACTCGAGTTCAGATCGAAGATATTGTGCTTCAACACCCGGCTCAGATATTGCTGGCCGTTCACCGTAACGTTGTGCGTGCTCCAGTACTGAACGTCGCCTGTCGGCAGCGTACAATCGAACAAAAGCAGCGGCGTGCCTGGAACCTCCAGCTCTTTCAAGACGTCGATCGTCGTCATCGTGCGAGAGGTTCTCCGATCTCTTGTCGCATCACAGACTGCTAATCAACCCGATCTGACAGGAATGCTGATCCCGTGCGGTCGCCGTCACAGCGAGCAAGTCGGAAGAAAACCGGGTGCTGGAGTAAACACCACCGAGATCGATGGTCTGCTTATACAATCCCGCTCCGGGCTGCGCTTCAACTTGAGCGCCGAACGCATCTATTTGGACGCCAGCGGGCAACTGCACTCCGAAGCCAATTCCATCCTGCTGAACCGACAAGCTGCCCGAAACTGACACTCGCGTCCATACCGCGCTGCTTGACACGGCCTTTAGCGACTCTTGTCCCGTCGCCGTTACAACCAGCTGGATCGTTGCAGGTACGTTGCTTCGAACATAGACGCTAAAGCAGTACACGAACGAACTTGGCGCGCTCGTGTTCTGGATGATCTGTTGCGTAGTTTGGCCAACGTTGGTGAGCTGCATAGCGCCACTGCCGCCCAGCGGATCCGCGATTCCGCTGGTGGCCTGCAGTAACGGATCGGGCGTCCACGCCGCCTGCGTCCAATCCTCGCTCCACGTCAGCAGATTGTCGGTGGGGTCTAGAAACGTAAACGTATTCAGTTGGCCTTCGGAAGCTTCAAAAAGACTCTCGAGAGCAGATCGTTCGCCGTCGGTAAGCTGGGAATATACAAGCTTCCACTGAACTTTCTGTGCGCCCGTATCCGCCATCCGGATCGTGAAGCCGCTGGGAAGTTGATTGGCAACCGTTCGCATGTCGACCGTCCGATTAACGGGAAACTGTGCGATGGACCCAGTAGTGAGCTGCGGATAGTAAAGCATCTCAGCTGCCGTTCTCCAAAACAGTCAGTGAGGTCTCGCCTTCCCATTCCCCCACCAAAACAGCCGCCATGCTATCGCTCGCCAAGCTACAGCTTGGGTAGTTCGTGCCGTCCAAGGGATCCGTGAAAATGAAGTCTCCGGCTGGTCCCGCGGTATTGCGAAAGAATTCCTGCAACGTTTGCAACTCGCTCTGGTCCAGCAAACTAAGCTGAATCACCCAGCTATGAAGCACTGCTGCGTAGTTGCAAAAACGCTGTTCGGAACCATCCACGAACTGCAAGGCCGTTGTCGAAAACTGCAACCCACGCTGGGCCGGATATTGCATCACGGCCCCGGTCTTCAGTGTCGGAAAACTAATACTCATGATTTACAGGCTCGTAATTACATCGTTGAGCGAGCTGGAGTTTAAAATCGCCTGTTTCACCGCATTTGCTATGTCATCGCTATGATCGAGAAACGATTGGCTGTCCATGGCATTCACTTGGATAGTGACCTGTTGGGAGGTGCTGGAAGATTGTGAGCGCGGCTGGCCCGTATCTCCGTAACTCACCGGAACCGGTTGCCCAGGTGCGCTCGCCGTCAAGCCCTCGTTAGATTGAACCGGCGACGGCAACATAAAAGGAGCCGGCACCGCAAGCGTCTGCCCCCCTCCTCCGAACAAACTAAGGAGTCCGCCAATTAAAGGCGAGAGGCTGCCCAATCCTCCGCCCAAGAAGCTCGAGGCGGCACTCGCAACCGTGCTGCCAACAGAAGATCCGCTGCTGGTCTTCGACGTTGTATTCTGCCCAAGCGCTTGCGTATTATCTTGCAGAGCGCTGATTTGCGATTGCTGTATAGAGGTGAGGCTGCTGATTTGCGCTGTCAGAGAAGTCAACTGCTCCGTCATATCAGAGGTGCTGCTTTGAGCCAGACCGGTCACGCTGGAACCCGCTCCGCTGCCACCGCCGCCCGTGGATGCGGCCAGTTGTCCGAGTAAGTCGCTTCGGGAGGCGCTCCCAGCTCTGCTCGCCGGTAAAAGATCTTCCCACTTACTTCCGGCCATCGTTATTTTCCATCCTCAGTTCGTTCTCCAGCACAAAGATCGCCTCAACCAGACGCGCGGGCAGCTTGTAAACGTCCCCCGCGCCAAGGAGCTTCCAAGCGTGGAACTCTTCCAGCAACGCAACACTTTCCGATGTGACGTAGGACGTTGGACATGTTGTCAGAGAAACCTTGCCACGGGCCCAGACCAGTGGCGGGATCGAATCCGCGGTATGCTCTAGCCAACCGCATCGGCGCCTTCGCTCCAGACCGCTCTTTCGGCATGTGTCGCATTTCCACGCGGCCTTGTTTCCAAGTTGAAAATGGAATGCGACAATCAGTTTTTTCTTTCTGCATCGCTCAACCCGAACTGCGCCTTTATCGCGTCAACCACTTCGCGCGCCAGGTCCTCCGGGCCCTTTTCAAGTAACTGAACTGGGCTGGCCGCCTCCCCGTCGATGATTAGCCCGTCAAGCTTAACCAGCCCCCAATGTAGGTACATCGCGTCTATTTCCTGAGCAAGAATGTTGGCTTCGATCTTTTCGTGCAGCTCAGTGCCGGCCTCAAGGAACTCCGCCTTCCGGCTGATCTCGCGAACTCGCCTGCTCAGCTCCATGCGCCTTCCGAACGAAATGCGGTGGATTGCGAACCTGACTCCCGGTGCGGCTTTGGAGTCAATGGACACGATGCTGTCATAGTGCACGGTGCCCATCGGGGAGCGAATTCCCTGAGCTGCTGCGAGGCCGCCTGGCGCCCTACGCAAACGCGACATAAATTTCATCATTAACCGTTCCTTGCGCACGGCAGCTTTGAAATTGCCACTGTAGCCGCGTTTCTGAATCATCGAAAGCCGGCACATCCGGCACCACGCCGCTCATATAGATGCCAAACAGCTGGCCTTGCTGCTGCCCAAGTTGCATCATCACGCTGATGGGCGATCTTTGGCGCGCCGCTTGATAAAGCGCCGCGGTTGCCGTGTTGTCCATTTCGAAAATAGTGAAGCTGATCGACACCGTCCGCTGGCCTGGCGCAATCGCGCTTGGCAGTATCGTGCCAAATTCGCTGGCACGAAGGTCCAGATTGTTGCTGAACGTTATAGTTGCGGCGGTCAAGGTGTAAAAGCGCGCGGGTGAACTTCCCAGCCAGACTTGTCCCAGATTTCCCGGGATAATTGAGTAGTTAATCGGCGACACAGTGGGTTCGGCCGGAAATGCCGCCAAGCCGAATTGCCCGCTTTCAAAACTAGCCGTGTCCACCAGGTCTTGCGCCTGCCCCGTGAAATCAAATTCATGGAAATCGCCGTTAAGTTTTATCGACAGCGTATCGATGGCCATGCCCGCCAGTACCCGCTGCACCGCGGTGGAAGGGCTCCAGTAGTCGAAAAGGGTAACGCTCGCAAGACTTTCAGCGGGCTGATACATTGCCGTGGGTCCTGTTTGTGAATTCGTCGCAGGGGTAACTGTAAACGCCGCGTTGAGCTCAACGGTATCGGCATTCACTACCACAGTGACGAAACGAATCTCTCCCCCGCTGCTCACTGCCGAGCCCACGGACAGCCCATGGGGAGTGGAGAATGTCAGAGTCGACGAGCCGCTGGCACTCGCAATGTTGCCGCCGGCCGATTGGGCAGCGGATGCACCAAGGCATGCCTGAAACAGCGGATCGTAAGGCGGAAGAACACCCGGATCGTCCCAGGTCGCCATGTAAGTCGTCAATCCGAAGCTAGTCTGTATTCTGAGACCGCTGGGAACCCCGGCGAACGTTCGCGACCCAGTCTTATCCGCGCGTTGAACTTTTTCCGTTTGTTGTTTAGCCGTCAGCTTGACCGCGGGTATCCTATTACTTGCGCTGATCGTGGCGGCCACGCCATAGCTTTGCTCCAGTGCGACGTAGAACCGATTATCGTTCGAAGGAATATAGGACATAGAAGTCTAAACTCACCAGTTAGCCAGCGCTGATCTCCAGAACAAATGCCACTTTTGCGATTTGCAGAAAGTTTCGCCCCCCGTGTTTCACTCCGCCAAAGGTAACGGCGTATCCGCCGTCAAAGAATATGCCGTCACCCCAATCACCCCGGCTGTTGTCCAAGACCTGCGTGATGGCGTCCATATAAGCCTGTAAGTTTGTCTCAATCGAATCCAGCCGGTTCTGAGACACGCGCGCTTCCACAATCATTTGCGCTTCGCCGGAAAATAGCCGGAATTTCTCTCGGAGCTGATTAATCACTTTAGTGCAGTAGACATAAACCAAAGGGTAATTATCGACCGTGCTCAGATCGGAAACCTCCGGAGTCACATTCTGAGCGATGATTTGCTGCGGGCCGATCTGAGGCAGAGTCAGTCCCTGCTGTATATTCAACGCTTCCAGCGCCGCGGCTAAACCGCTGCCCGCCGCCAGCACTCCTAGAACCTTCTGTGTGCTTGTGCCGGCGATAAGCAACATAATCAACCTCGATTTATGAACCGGTGATCTACTATGAACCACGCCGGCATTTGCCCCGTCGTGACAGGCACACCCGCAGTCAGCGCTTCCGTCATGGTCCAGCTGCTGCCCAATGCTAAAGGACTGTCATTTTGGCGAGTCAGCGCCACCGGCGACAATCCAACATAGACGTTCCAGCCAACCACAATTGGTGGCGGTGTTCCCACGAGTGTTACCGATAGAATTTGGCCGGTTGCAGTGTTCTGCGTTGCCACTTGGCTCGGAGCGCCTTCAGCGCCGGCCGCACTTACCCAAGTCGCAACTACGTAGAACGTTTCTGCTCCGCCGGTTCCCGCTATGGCTGATAACAGGGGCGCTGGCGCGATGGGAATGGGGTCCGTAACCACGCCGACGCCGATCTGAAAATACGTCCGCAAGCTCGCTCTCGCCAGTTGTTCGTACTCATTCCACTTCCCCTGATACCGGTCGTTCAGCTGGCTGTAATATGCATCCCGATACACCAGAGCAAGCGTTGCGAGTACATGCCACCGTTGCAGGCCTTCCGTCACCACCACATCGCACAGGCCCGTCGGCGGGGTGAAATTCGGTTGATACTCGCGAAAGGATGCCCGCCGCAGAAAGAACAACATCAGTTGGTTCCCGAGATCCTGCTGCGCCAGGGTCGCTTTGACGGCTACATCGATGCCCTCCGCGCTTGCGACAGTAAGAACTTGCGAATCGTATTCTTGAAAGTCCTGTTCCAAACTGATGGGACCATCCGTGAATAATGCCATGGCAGTCCGATCGCTACCGCTTCTCCGCGCGGACCGAGCTCTTGAACGCGCGCAAGTCGGCTTCCGAAATCACGTTCACCTGCACCTTGCCGGCGGCTTCGCGCTGCCGTGCTTCTTGTACGCCCTTTTCCGCCGACGCTCGAAATTCCGCGCTTTCTTCAGTCGTCGCCAAGCGGGCGCGTCCTTCCAAGATGAGCCGTGCGGCAATCGCCCGCGACACTTCCGCTAACTGCCCGGGGCGCCCGCCGTCTGCCGTCTCGTGGCTAACAACCACTACGTGCGCGTCCGCGATGTCTCGCTCAAGTTTTCGTAACTTTTGATAAAATACGCGTAAATCCATCCTGTCCCCTTTGCGCGCGGACAGACGCTTCTCGCCTCCGCCCGCGACGCGCGCTGCTTTGTCTGGCTGGTAGTTAGCTGCCGCCTCTTAGCTGTTGACCTGAACCCCAAATGAGTTCCGCAACACTGCGGTTCCATACAGCACATCTACGGTGAATTGTTGCGCCAGCGTGTTGGGCTGGTAGCTCATAATCACGCGGATTCCAAAATTGCCCATTTCTGCGTACTCGGCGATGGCGCCGGTTCCTGGCAGCGGTTGCGGCAGCCGGCGTATTACGAGTCCAATCGCATCCCTGGAAAACGCCAGATTGTGAGTATTCACCGGTCCACTGCCGGTGGTCTGTACAAGCTGCGATCGAAACACGAAGAAATCCTTGATTTTACCCACGGCGCCGTCCACCAAAGCCCGCAATCCTGCGTCGCCAGCGGAATAATATTCACTAAATCGCGGAATCTGTCGGAGCGCCGAGTAACTAGCTGGATCAACCACCAGGTACTTACTTGCCGACGCCGGAACTTTCGCGGAAAACAACGCCGTTTCCGCCGCGTCAACCACGCTCTCAACCAGAGCGACGCCAGCCGTTCCTACGGCTGCATTTGAGCTGAATTGCGAATATAGGCTCAAAATGTCGGTTTCGATTGACTCCGCGATAGCCACTACCGCCGGCTGCATATACAGCCGCAATAGATCCGGCACCGCCAACACCTTGGTCACATCC